CTTTTTCAAAAGTACCTCCTTTTGTACCTCCCTGTAAGTTTAATTTCATACCATCTCTGCCTTTTGATGTCATATTATTTTCCTTTTTTTGGTGGTAATATCATTACACCACCTGATGCTTCTACTTGCACTTTCTCAGTTTTAATTAGACCTACTCTGTCAAGTAATTCTTTTGATGCAGAAAGTTTATCTCTAATACCTAATTGTGTAGGGTCATCAATACCACTTACCATAGCTACTGCTGCTTTAGGTGCGTTACGACTCATATATAATTGTGTTGCATCCATTATTTCATCTTTCATAGATGCAACAATAGCAGATGTAGCAGAATGCTCTGAATACCCTGCAAGTAGTTTTGCTTGTACAGGGTCTCCATTAGCTTTGTCAAACAAAACTTCTAGAAACTTTTTTTGTCGTTCTGTCAATTCTCTTTGTTTTTTCATGCAGGTATACTCTGTTGTAAAACTCTTTCAATTAATCTATTGGCTCTGTTTGTTGTTTGCCTATACCAACGTGAGTCTTCCATTTGTTTTGCCATTTCTTCGTAGTCTTGTGCGTGTACGGCAGCAATCATGTTTTTAAATTTACTTAATGTTGGTCTTCCTAATTGAAAAGACATATTTGCCAAGACTCTTTGTATATCTTCAGGTAATTCTTCAAAGTTATCAAATAAACCTTTACAGTCATCTATGGCAACTTGCACATCATTTTCAAACCATTCATTTACTTTTTCATGAGGTATCTTTGTGCCGATAGGTTTATCGTAGTAATCTTCATCCCATTCTGTAATAAGATGTCCTATCCCCCCAGTCAAATACCCTTCACTGCAATGGTAGGTTTCATATTTTATGCCCTCGTCATTGGCAATCTCATCTTGTAGTTTAACTAAATTCATGGTCTAAGTCCTTGTTTACGTTGTTCTTCGTGTAGTGATTCAACGTGTTTACGATAAAAATAAATTCCTATGCTACTAATTATAGCAGATATTTTTAAAAATGTCAAGGTTTTAAAGTTCACTTCTTTTTCCCTTTATCCATTAATAGTATGGATTTACTGTAGAGTTTGGGTCTTCTATACCCTCAACTCCTAATACTTCAGGTATATAATACTTTAACATATTTTCTATACCCATCTTTAAAGTTTGTGTTGACATTGCACATCCACTACAAGCACCACTTAAAAATATTGTTGCTATACCATCTTTAAATGATTGCAACTCTACGTGACCACCATGCATCTGAACACTTGGTAGTATACTTTCTTCAATTATTTGATTAATTCTGTCTTCAACTTCTTGTGTCACTTCTTCTTTAGCACTGCTCCACCTTTAGCTACTCTAACATTTTGACTTCTTATCATTCTTTGTTTTTGTGCTGCAGTCATGTTAGGATTTTTTGATGTTCTTCTTCTTAATGCAGCATACATTCTTTTGGCTGCCTCTTTTCCTTTTCCTGTTGGGTCAAGTTTAGGTCTTGTGCTTCCTAATTTTGCTTGTTTCAAAAAACGTTTTTGAAATGCCTTTTGCATTTTTTCTCTTTGTTCACTTGATAACTTTTTTAGTTTTGCTTGTCTTTTAGCACTTTTAAGTAATCTTTTTTTTGGTGCAGGGTCTCCTGTAGGTCTCCTACGTTTTAATCTAACGTGTGCAAAACCTCTATGTGCTTTTACTGGAGTTTTTTTATTTGCCATTTTTTCCTCTATTTTTTTCTTAGCATTTTTGCTGCTTGACCTACACCTTTAATACCAAATGATGCAGATATAGCTATGTATAATAGATACTGATACCAATCAGGTAGTGTTGCTAGTATCTCAAATCCTTCTTTTACATAATCTCTCATTCCCGGAATGAAAACTAGGATAGCAGGAGCTAATAGCACAACTAATGCAAATTCGTCTTTCCACGAATCCACTGTAGCATCTGCCATTTTGCCTTCCCATTCAACTTGACCTGTTGCAACTTTTTCAGCAACAGTAGCACGAGCCTTTGCCTCTGCAACTTTAGCTTGTCCATCAGCTTTTGTTTTTTCTATTTTGTTTTGAAACCAAGTGCCTGCTAAATTAGCTATTGGTCCTATCAATGCTTGTATCACTCTAAACTCCCGTTAATATTTCGTTTAAACCAAATCCCTCAAGCAAAATTAAAGTAAAAAATAACAGCAAGATTCCACCTGCTATTAACTTGCCACTAAAATTGGTAGAACCAATCTTAACAGCTACAAACTCGTTGCCTAATATTCGTAAAGATAATTCAAAACTATTAGAGCCAACATCTAAGTTTATAATCTTTTTATCTTTTTCCACTATAATCTTCTCGTATCGTCTTCGTTAATTCTTCGTTTTAATTTTATATTAATTTTCATATTCGTACTGTGTTTTACAAACATAGAAATTGCTAAGTGTGTATCTCCAATAAAATATAGCTGTTCTTTATGGTATACCTTGCCTTTTCTATCTAATTCTAATCTATAATCACCATCCTCATACACTGTCACTTTTTACCTATACTTCTTAAACTTTCTATTACATCATCTATATTAGGTTCTTTACTATGTGGATTGTATACACATTTATATTGTTTAGGACAGTTTTGTTCATACATTAATGTATATGTTTTATTCCCACCTAAATAAATACAAGCCTGTCTATTTGTATATCTTGACTTAACTACTTTTTTTAATCTACAGGTTGTATATTTTTTTTCTTTTATTTTGCCCTGCTGCAATAGTTGTTGTTTAGTATAAGGTTTAGGTATGTACTTATATGTATCAGCATAAGCCTTACTTGTAAACACACTAACTAGTAGTAATATAAAACCACCTATCACTACTATTAAAAGTAACCACCCAATACCTTCACCTACCTGTCTTCTTAATTGTTGTTGTTTGTATATTGTCTGCTGTCTTTGTTTTCTTATCTGACCTTCCATCTGCAATAATTCGTCATAGGCTTTAGGACCATGAGTAAGATTTAAAAACATTTTTAATTCATATCTTTGTTCTTCAAGTTTTTTTTTAGCTGCGTATGCTGCCATTGCTGCTTCTTCAACAGAACCTGCTTTAAAAAGTTTACCAAAAAGAGGTGGATTTTTAGCTTGTTTTTCAGCGTTGTCAACATCTGATACTGCTCCCATCCAGCGACCAATGTCCCCTGACATTTGTTCAATATCACGACCTACAGCGAATCCCTGCTTAATTGCATTAAATGCTTTTGATGCGACACCTACAGCTAGTGATATAGTTACTGGGTCCATTATTATTTCCTTATGGGTTTACAATATGCAGTTATACTTTGACCTCCATTTTCTGTGGGTATAGTTGGTTGGTTATGCAGTTTTTCTGCAAAATAAAGACATCTATCAATATCTTCAAATCTTTGGGTTTGGTTAATTACTTTTGTGTCTATCATAAACACGAGTAGAAATTCTATCATTTAATTATACAGGTACACCCTGTACTTCAGGCTCTTCTTCATTGTGACAATCACAGGTACATTCTTCGCAGTCACATTCGTAACATTCACAAGTATCACACTTTTTTTTATCTGCCACGTTTCGCCATTCCACCTTTATTCATTTTTTTAATAGGTTTTACTTTAAGCATTCCACCACCCATCATCTTTTTCTTTTTAGGGGGTCTTCCTACTTTTGAACCGTATGTTCCTATTCCTCTTGGCATAACATTCTCCTTTTAAGATGTAGTATATTTTTTTCCTGCAGTTCTTGTTCTAGGAAAACTTCTATTTTTACTCCTAGACACGACCTGCAGTTTACTTTTTTTATTGAGGGCATTACCACCTACGTGGTGTACGTCTTTACCATCACCCTTTTTAACTAAACCTTTCCGTGTAGCAATGCGTCTAGCTAAATTTCTGTTGGCTCTTTTCTTTTTGACAACAGGTCTAGAATCATATCTAGCCTCTTTTCTGTAGTTTCTATTTACCACTTTGATTTTCTGTTACTTTACCCCCTGCGACATACATATGTTTTTTACCATTTGCCATGCCACCATATGCCATCTTAGAAACGTTGCCACCTTTTGCTTTGCCTTCTTTTGCCATTTTTTTATCTCCTAAGGCTTTTGCTTTTCTAGCGTCTTTTTTTTCTTCTTCTGTAGAGGCTCTATCTCCTAGAACCTCTGCACTTTTAGCTAATAGACGCACAACTTGTTCTGCATTGTCAAGAAACTTCATTGCTTCAAAAAGACTCATTAGCTTCTCACTTTTTTTAAGTTGCCTTGCTTACCTTGAGCAGCAGCTTTCGCAGCAGCAGAACCTGTACCACCATATTTATCCATAAGCCTCTTTCTCTCAGCAGCATTGGATGGAAAGATGTTACCCTTAGGACCAAATCCTACATTACCACCTGCTGTGATATTTTTAGATTTTTTCTTAGGCATCTCTTTTATTTTCGGAGTAGATTTAGGTTTAGCTTTAGCTTTTGGTTTGATAGGAGCAGTGCCACCTTCCATGTCACTTGTTTTTCTACCTTTGCCAAAGTCATCAACCATTCCCATTCCAAAGTCTTTCTGCTTTCTAACCCCGGATGGTCTTGATTTTGGTAGCGTCTTTGGTATATCTCCTTTTGCCTTTTTCTGTCCACTACCTTCTTTCATTAGTGTTCCAACTGTACTACCTGCTCCAACAACTGCTATTATTGCTGGAGTTTTCTTTTTAATACTAGCTCCAGTAAGACCCTTTTTAGTCGTTGTTTTTTTATTTGTGGTCTTCTTAGTAGTCGAAGTAGGTTTCTTTTTAGTAGTTGTAGTTGGTTTTTTAGTTGTAGTTGTAGGTTTTTTAGTTGTAGTTGTAGGTTTCTTTGTAGTAGTTGTAGATTTTTTACTCTTTAACTCCTGCATCTTTTTTGCAGACTTTTGAAGGTCTTTACTCTTCTTTAAATTTCCAACATTTTTACTAGTTATTGTTCTAGCCTTTTGTGCTGTATTTTTTATAACTTGTTTGGTTGCTTTTTTAGCACCCATACCAATTAATTTTCTTGCTATTGTGGGTCCTGCTGCTCTTAAAAGAGAGCCACCCAATATAAATAATAGAGGTAATGCCATAGTTTTATTCCTTCCTAATTACCATTTTACCTTATGTGACCAGTATTTAGCTGATAGCTTACTGGTAGGTTTGCCCTGTGCATCGTGACGTGCATAGTAGGATTTCTTACGAGCTTTATCTTTAGCAGTCTTAGGATTCTTACCTGCTCCTTTGACTCCTTGTTGCCCAAATCTGATAAATTTATATTTACCATTCTCTGATGCCATGACGCAATGTGACTTTGTAGGGTGCTTTGGAGTTCTCTTAGGTTTATTTACACCTTTAAGACCTTCCTCTTTCATCTTACTTTTTACCCGTTCGGGTAGCGACATAGCTATGTTCCTATTTTATTATCTTCTTCCTTATTATAACATTTATAGCTCTTAGGAAAATACATTGGCATATGTACAGGCATTCCTTGTGCTATTTCATATGCTCTAGTTAAACATTTATCGTGTGTCTGATGAGGACTATATAAATCTTTCAATGTTACACACTGATTCGGTTGATGCATTAGACAAGCCAATACAAATAATTCATACATCTTTTAACATTCCCTCTGCCTTCATTGCATTTTCTACGTGCTTTAATGTATAACGTTCACCGTATCTTGCTTCTATCGCTGCACGAACATAAAACACAGAACTGTGAGGAATATGGAGCTTACTTAATTTGTTATTACGGATAGCATCGTAAAATGCTTCTAATATATTCTCTGGTGTGTATAGTTGTACAGATTTTTTAGCCATTGTCAAGGAAGTTTTTTATTTAGTACGGATATATATTTATATTTTAATGCATTTAGATGTGCATATAAGTGTATTTATCATTAAAATAGTATTAACATTTAAGTGTAACATATAAGTGTTAATTAGTTATACATAATTATATCCGATTTTTAGCATTTTGTCAATACCCCCCAAGTAAAATATTTTTATTGTGTGGTATTTATGTCACATATTGTATACTAGGTGATATGTTTTTTATGAGTTATACTTGTGGTTAACACTCTGATTTTCCTAATCTGTGTATTTCTGTGTATATACGTACCTATATCCCCCCTGTGACGATGGCGTGGCGTGTCGTTTCAGTCATATGGCGATACAATAGCCTTAAAATTACAATGTAAATAATAATATTGATTTGATATTTACATTATTATTAAAAAACCTAGGAAAACCAACAATTTTTAAACATTTAATAACTTATATTTTATCAGTTTACTATATATATGCAAAAAAAGTTTTTATTTTTGCAGGACATAACGCCCTGTTTAGTTGGGTGTATATCCCATAAAATCTAACACCTGTTATTTAAAATCTTATAAGCCTTATAACATTTTTATTGATATAGTAATTTTAAATTTGACATATTAGAAAAAATCTATAATCTAGTAATTATTGATGTTGCAATTAAGCCATCATGTAAACAAAGGTTAGAAAAAATGACTAAAAAACTAAATAAAACTTTAATAAATGATATTGCCCACGTTAAAACGCAATTATCTAATTCAATAACCGATTTAAAAGAAAATATCGGTAAGTATACAAATGTAGGAACGTATATAAATTCTAATGTTTCTAATTTAGGCGATTTAGATAAGGCGATTGCGTGCGAAAAAATGGGTATTAAAGTGCTTAAATTTAAGGCTAACAACGATAACCCAAAAAAGCCTAAATCAAGCGATTATGTTTTTGTCCATGGGTTTAGCAATGATATTTTTTCATGCTTAAATAATTTGGGTAAATTTTGTAACGCCCAAGTAAGTGAAGATTTAATTAAGAAATTTTCTTTAAAGGTTGGCAAGAAAAAAAGTACTACAAAAAAATCACTTGCTCAATTATTTGTTGAAAAGTTTTTTATTAGAAATTCATATATATCAATTAAAAATGGTAATACAAATTTAAATAAATCATATGAAATTATTGATGGTGTTATTGTTACAAAAAAGAAAAAAGATAAAAACAATAATTCTAAAAATGATAATTCCAAAAATGAAGAAAACGATAATGAAAATTATTTAACTTTTAAATTTGTTGATAGTTTGGTAAATAACGAGAGTTATAGCAAATTAAATGCTATTCAAATAAAAGAAGTTATTGACCAATTCACTAGCAAACTTCTTGAAGATAACGATTACACAATCTTTAAATTTAAAGATGAGATTGCAAGTTTAAATTTACCTAAAATTAAAAATGTAAGTAAATAACGATTTAAATAAAACATTTTTTAAAAATTAGCCTAGTTTTTTACTAGGCTTTTTTTTGTTCAAAATTTTTTTGCCGAAACGGTCATAGGTGTATGACATACGGTCATGTGACGGTGCATGACTTACGCTTCCTCACTTGGTTCAGGTGCTGCGACAGTACAAATTTCTTCCCAAAATAAACAAAAATCTTATAAGCCTTATAACATTTTGGCTATTTGACTGCGACAGTACGGTCATTAGGTGGGTGGGTGATTGACCTGCGTGTGTGGGTGGGTGACACACGATTTGAGCTAGGTGTCGCATTTGACAAATAATTTAAATATGGTAGTATTAATAATGGTAGAAATTTGTTTATTTCTATTGTGGTTGGCTAAAGAATAAATCTTATAAGCCTTATAACATTTGAGAGAGGACACAATGAGTAAAGTTCAATATATACCAAACCTAAAAAGGTTTGCGAGTAAGATGCAGAAAGAAAACTTTAGAGGTAAGAGGGCACAATCTTCTTTCCCTTATGATGCACATTATCTGCCTAGAGTGGAAACAGATAGGTTTATTTGGAGTAATCCCACAACCATTATGGGTGCTTTACACATTAACAACCTATATCATTTATCTAGTGAGGTCGTAACTCGTAAAAAGTTAGTGAGTGAGTTAGTAGATGATATATTAGGTTTATAAATCATATAAGCCTTATAACATTTTAATTTAACAAAGGAGAAGTGAATGCAAAAAACAGAGTTGAATATTAACGACTATGAAAAGTTAGAAAGTATCTTAATGTCTTGGTGGGATAGTCTACCAAAAGAAATGCAACAAGAGTTAGAGGAGAACGTATACAATGACTGAAAAATTAGGTGCAATAACGTTATTAATCGTGTCTGTGATATGTCTAGTCATACTAGGCGATAGTATATCGTATAGTGTAGGATTAATACCATTAATAATATATACAATGGGTGTGTTTAGTTTCTGTGGTGCAGTATATGCACTACTGAAAAAGTGAGGTGTAGCATTTGACTATCTTGGTATATAGTGTATAATGGTACATATAATATAAATTTAAATTTTTACAGAAAGGATTATTATGTTTAGAAAATTTAAAGTTATGAAAAAGAAAAAAGAACTTAAAAGTAAAGGTGCTTACCCTACTTTTAAAAACTCTAATAAGAAAAAAGATAGAGGGTGGGAAACTTACTTTACACCTTGTTTCTTTGTGTTGAGCATGGGTACTGAATCCGAATACTACCCTACTAAAACACTTAACAGACATACTGTCTTTAAAAATATTAAGGGTGTAGGGTTATATCAACGTAAAATTGGTTGACTTACATCTTTATATAGTGAGTAGCTTGTAATTTTCCCCTTGCATAACGTAGCAAGTTACTCACTTCAAAATCTTATAAGCCTTATAACATTCAAAGAGAGAGGATAAAATCATGGCACAAGATAAAGCACAACAATTATTATCACACCTTCTAATAATAAAAGAGAACATAGAGGGTAACTATCCAATTAAAACAGACTATCAATTAAAAAGAATAAACCAAGCTATATCTATTGTTGAAGATAGCATTAGGTATAGACGAGCATTTTTTACTGTGGAGGAGTAAATGTCTAAAATTATTTATGATTTATCTAAATTATCAGATGAAGTGCGAGAACAAATACTAACCACACCTAAATTTAGAAAATGGTTTAGTGAGTTCCCTACTGTCTTGTTTAATGCAAATAACCCCAAGACTATCAAAGGCAATAAAAAAGGCATTAGGACAATAGTCTTATACGGTGCACCTGCCAAAAAATCAGGTGTGAATATGTGTGCCATGTCAGGTGTTGCCCAATGTGATAAGCCATGTTTAGATGAAGCAGGTCGTGGGCAAATGACTAGCACACAAATGTCTAGGCTACGAAAAACCCTATTCATGCAACAATTTTGGGATACGTTTCTTACCATGTTTAAAAAAGAAGTTATTGCACATGGTATATATTGCCAAAAGCACGACTTAATTCCTGCTTGTAGACCTAATGGCACATGGGATAAGTTATGGGAGTTAGTCATATGGGATTTCATGGTCTATACACACGAAAAATATGGCATGAAATGGTATGATTATACTAAATATTATAATAGACTTATACCATGCTCAAAGGTATACGACTTAACATTTAGTTATAGTGGTGTTAAAGAGTTTTTGCCTTATGTAGAAAAGGCAAGACAACGAGGTATGCGTATGGCAGTCGTTTGGCGATACGAATACCAAATACCCAAGTCTTTTATGGGTATGAAAGTAGTTAAAGGTGACGAAGATGATGCCACCTTTTTAAGTCCACATAATGTGGTAAGGTCTTTGTATGCCAAAGGTTCAAAGGCTATCAACGACCATAGTGGCTTTATACAAGACTAAATCTTATAAGGCTTATAACATTTAACGAAAGGATATATTATGGAAAAGATAAAAAGTTTTAAAGTGTATACAGATGACGAAGATAAAATCTTGGTTGGAGATGATGTAGAAACTGCATTAAAAATACTAGAGAACAATGGTTACATTGTAGAAGTGGAGTATTATGATATACCCAACTAAATCATCATGTGTGTCATGTAAAAAGAGATGTACTACATCAAAGATGTATTATATAACAGATGCATTGCATTGTTTTACTTGTGCGATGTGTAAACTAAAAACCTATTATCAATTTAAAAGGAGAGTATAATGGAAGGATTAGTAGGAAAAAAGATGGTGTCAAAGAATGTTTTGACTAATCCATATTACGAGAAAATACTAGACCAATCTTTGTTAATTACCAATCTAAAAAGTGTAGCTTGGAAAAAATTACAAAGTGGTGGCAATACCTATAAGTATGAAAGAAAGATAAGATTAGAACAAAAGAGATATCACAAGTTAGAGAATTTATTTAGGCAGGAACACATCAAAAGATTAAAGACAGTTGCACCTGTTGAAGATGATGCTAACAAAGAAAGCGAGGAGTTATGAATAAAAGAAAAAGAATATTTAGAAAACGTAATCGTGAGTGGTCTATTATCAGAGAGTTTAAAAGAAAGACTAAACTCAAAAGACAATTACATTTAATGAGATTATATTATGGAGAGCACAGATGATAGAAGTAACAAGAACATCAATCTTGACAGGTAAAATAAATACAATATCTTTACCTGTTACACAAAAACAACTAGATTTGTATGAAAACTCAAAAGAGTTAATACAAAATGTAATGCCTAACTTAACTAACGCACAAAGGGAGTTTGTAAAGACAGGAATTACAGAACAAGAATGGGATAAGTTAATTCTTGATAGTAGCAATGAATATGACACATAACACAGGAGAAAATTATGACTGAATACAAATTTAAAATTCATATTGAAGGTATGAATGGCTACCTTTACTATTCAGTAGAGGCAGAAACAGAGCAAGAGGCAGTAGATATGGTAGATTATTATATGCAATCTGCACCTCATATAATAGAACGAGATTTATGGGATAACAACTAAAAAAAGGAGTAAAAAATGAAAAACAATAAAGTAGTAAAAGTATTAGGTGCTATCACAGAAACAGGTAAACTTGCCTGTGATATGTATGATTTAGATGATAAGTATTATCTTGATTCTAAAGGAGAATACATACCTATTGGACAAATGGATTATCAACATACAATAAGAGCATTGGTAAAACTACAAGACACTAACAATAAACTGCGAGAAGATTTAGAGGGTGGATTCAAACAATCTGTTGATGACCTAGATGTTATAAGTGCCAAAGATAAGATTATCAATAGTCTACAAGGTCAAGTAGAAACTTTATCTGATAAAGTTAAAGACCAAGATAGAGATAGGGTTTTGAGAATCAGAGAGTTGAATACTATATGTGATACTCAAGCAAAAACTATTGCAGAGTGTATTGATAAAATTGAACAACTTGAAGATAGACGAGATATGTATAAGAACATAGCAAAAGAAAGCACTAGACTTAATGGACATTACTATGTCTTTAGTGAAGTGCCACAAGACGAAGAAGGCAAGGAGTTTATAAAGAACTGCAAGAAGTATCTTAACAAAGAATCTTATGCCATACGAGTAAAAGGGCAACACCTAAAGAAAGAATTGTATGGACAAGGTAGAGCATATCATGGTGCTAACATGGAAGATTCTTCACACATGAGAGTTTACATTGACAAGAAAAAAGGAGATGAGTAATGCAAAAAGCAAAAGTAATTAAAGAATTACAAGAACATCTATTAGAGGAGATGCCTCATTTAGATAAGGATTCTGCTTATGATATGGCAGAACAAATGTTTGAAGAACAAGGAGAAGGGTAATGACATTATATAATATATTTTACAAGGGAGATTCTAATGGGAATCCACCTTATTATGAAACAACCACAGATAACTTTGATAAGTGGTTAGAAGAACATAATGCTCAAAGAATTGAGGAAGGTAATGAGAGAGAAGACGCAGATGATTTTGAAGTAGAACCAATTAGTCTGTCGTTGTATGATGATAAAATTAAAAGTTTTAAAATCTATGATGATGCAGTAACTTTGGGTACAGATGACGAAAATGAACACAGAGTATTAATTGGAAATGACCTAGATACTGCACTAGAAATACTAGAGAACAATGGTTACATTGTAGAAGTGGAGTATGAAAATGGATAAGGCATTAAAAGAATATTGTAATGACCATTATAAA